TAGTTTGCATATAACAATGAATCGAGTGTTTGAGGCCTCGACAACCTCTGTTTCCAATCTTCCATCTGGAAATTCCTTCCACCATTTATGTAGACGTTCATCTACTGTTTCGTAATTGCTTAGGTCAAATGCCATTATTAGTGCTCCCATTCAAAGTCTTTATCCTGCATGTATTCATGACAGGTTTTTGAAATGGCAATATACGCAAGTGCGTCTTTGTAATGATCGTCCAATTCAGGACTTTCCACACTACGACTGATTTTGAGCAGTGCCATACAGCCTGCCACTTGATTTGATGTGATCGGGAAATTGAGATACGCAGACCATAACTTGGCAATTCGATCCATTTGAATTGCTGGGTGGCCGTAATGCATCCCTCTTTCGTGTATGAGTGTGACTGCATCTGCAAATAGTTTCTCAGTTTTTGTCATAATCAAATACTGCCCTAGATCTTAGTTTCTCGATCTTCTGATTATGCTCAATAGATGCTTTCCAGCCAGCTGATCTACCGACCCAGTAGCCACGATCAAACGCTCTACTTTGTATCTTCCAATAAGCCAGTACCAACACTGCTAGACCTAGCATGATCATAAAAAATATCAGACCATCCTGTCTAGCTTCTAGCCATATGTTATTCATTTGTAGCCCTACTTTCTATGCACACGCTTTGTGGCATGTCAATAGTGTGACACTTGTGTATGACTTTGTGGATGATTTAGGGCTTAATTTTGATAACGATTTGATAACGTTATTTGTAGAGTTTGCCCTCAAATATGAAGCTGCCGTCTGCATTGATAGGTATAGTTATTACCTGAACCTTACGCTCATGCACGTATGCCACAGCAAAGCCTTGTTGCCAATTAGCATAGCCCCTTGTATACGCCATGCCTGAACTGCTTAAATCAACGAGATTTCCGACTTCTACTCCCCATACAGTACGCCCTAATTGGCCTCTAGAAGCCTCTGTAAAGGCCGATACCCCTAGTCTATGGGTGTGACCACAGACCACGCTTTTACCTAGCCTTCTAGCCCCGTTTAAGGCCGTTTGTCCAGGTACTTGGCTAAGAGGGAAAGCATCTCCATGAACGGCTGTCCAGCCTGGTGCCCAGTCAAGCCCGAAAGGACTGAACTTGATTCCAAGCTTGTCATATCCCATAAAACGCTCATACTGCATTTCGGGTAAGTTGAGGAATGATGGTAGTCGCTTTTTAATTGATCGGTAAAGTCTGATTCCATGATTGCTTCCTAGTACATCTGTTACGCCTAAGTATGTTAGGACTTCTTGTGTTTGTTTTCTATCGTCATTTATATTGCCGACCATCTCATCTATTGTGCCAGCATTAAAACCACCTAGCTGTGGTAAATCAATCTCATCACCAATGCATATAGTCCTATGTGGATTCCATTTAGCCAGAAAACGGCCAACAGATTTAACAGATTTCTCATTAAAAAAAGGTACTTGCAGATCACTCACAAAAGCGATTTTGCGCAATTAGTCCTCATCCTCGTAGGGGTCATGGTCTGGATTAACTGGATCAAAGTCTGGGCTAGATGGTGTTAGCCAATCTGGGAATACATTTTTATCGCACATTCCTAGAGCTTGATCTACTGGAAATCCTGCACGTCTTAGGCTTAAATAAAACTCACGCAACGAAATGGCATAAGTATCTAACTTGGTATTAATTTGCTCATGGGTGTATTTGCCCTTGCGCTTATTAACCTTCTTACGCTTGCGTGCGGTTGCCATATTGCTATTGTCGCTTATTCATGATAAGGAATAGATCATCGACACGCTGTTCTAATCTTGAACTGCGTTGGTCGATTCGGTTAACGGCATCTGCCAGGCTACTGCCAGAATTAGGCTTAAGTTCGCTTAGCCAACCTTTAACGAGAAAACGTAATCCGATTAGCCCGCCTGATAGCACGGCCATAACGCCAGCGCCAAAGCCAGCCCACTCTGCTGGACTCATGCTTCATCTGCACCGATGCCATAAGCTGTATCGGATTTATCTAAAGCCCTAGCTGCTGGTCCTGCAAGTGCGGCTACTACCACTGATACAACTGGATCTAATCCAAGTTCATTACTTGCTAAGAAAGTTAAGAAAGATACTAGAACCCCTCTAAAATAGGATTTGAGTACTGCCTTTTGTTTTTCTGATATTTTCATATTTTGCCCCCTAGTAGTGGTATATCGAACTCTTTGCCGTCTTTGTCGCCTAACTTTGTAAAGCTAATATGTATATGTGATCTGTGCGGGTTTATGCCCTTGTATTTACGCCATTTCCAATTTAGAATTTTTGAACATATCCGCCCGTTATAGATGACGTATGATATGCGTGCATCCGATTTGGCTGCGATTCTGATCTGGTCAGCCATATAAGGTGCGAGGCTGTCGGATGACTGTAGCCGAGAATTAATATCAATTGCTCTGACAACGAATCCACTGCGTTCGTCTGGATTATGATCCGACCTTCTGGCGGAATGACGGCTATCGCCCAGCCACCCTTCAGGACTGGCAGTACTGCGATCTGGAAACCACGTATCAATCTGATCTCTTAACTGTTTACCAGCTGCACACAGCCAGGGTTGTTTACTCATCCTCTGTATCAATCGGGGTGGATTGTGCCGCTAGATATTCTTGATAATCACAATTAGCAGGGTCAATTGGTATCCAAGATTCTTTACCATCTTTATCTGTTTTTTTAATCATATCGCTAGAAAAAGCGTTTTTAACTATTTCATAAGTATTCATTTTACAACTCAATTTCTGCCGTGGCGTGTATAAGGGCAAGTTTATTTGGTGTTGCTGCTGTTGTATTTACTATTGATGTTGCATTGTTAGATGTATTTGATACAGAGGCGGTTTTAGCGGCACCATCTTCATCAAACCAAGCCGAACCTGCTGCGCTTGGGCTATAAGTTGTAATTGTTGGTGCAGCCCGCATTGGTACAGGAAATTGCCAATAAAATACATAGACATTGGCTTGTGCGCCATATGCTCTAGGTGCAAAATAAGAACCTGATTGACCAGCGTTAGATGCAGGTGCAGTTGCTAATGGAAAAGTTTTACAAAAATACCTTTGGCAAGCGGCTAACTCGCCTTGGAATGTGCCACCTGCATAGACAAATGGAGTAGCAATAGAACCTAACTCTAATTTAGATTCTGCAATATAAAGAAAGTCACCAGCGGTAGTATCTGTTACATCTGACCAAATAAATAGAATAAGGTTTTGTGTACTGGCTGTATCTACGGCAGCACTTACAGAATATGTGGCATATGATGTAGTTAGATTAAGATTTACTGGGCTGTTTTCATAAGTAGCATTAGCAATTAAAGTAGGGTTTGTGCCTTCTGCACCCCAAGCACTGATAATGTCGCTAGTTACTGTATCGGCTGTGCCTGACCAAGCAACGATAGCGGCTTTAACATTATCTAATTTAGTGGTAGCAGATACTTTAGCCTTAAAACTAAAAGTAACTGTATTACCTACTAAGCCTATAACATCTTTGTTTTCTATAATTGTTGCAATACCAAATTTTTTGTTAGTAGTTTCTACATCTAGGGCTATGGCAAATTCACCATTAGTAGGTACTGTCGTAGTATCTTGAGTAACATCTATTGCATCATTACCATCACTAAGAATATACCAGCGGTCTAAAGTATAGGCATCATCATTATTACCACCACCTGTTGAAGTAAAAGATGTGCCACGCTGGGCAACAGCAAAACCACCATTTATTAAATAATTTTTATTTAAGTCAGGATTCCAACGAAGTCCAGTTGTAGTGGAACTATCCGCGACAAGTGTGTCGCCGTTAGATCCTACCGCTAATCTTGCAGGTGTATCATTACCACTTGCTGCAACAATATCGCCCTTAGCATCTACAATAGAGTTTTGTATTGCATTAGAATCATCAAAGCCAACCCATGCAGATCCGCTATAAGTTTGTACTGCATCTGTGTCTTTAAGATAACAGCACTGGCCTTCTTGTGGAGATGTAATTGCTGCATCTCTAGCTGCTGCACTTGCAAAGACTAGAACGCCTTGCATTAGGTAACCATTAGTGTCGGCTGCGGTGAGCACCTCACCAGTTGTGAACGTCTTAAAACCTAAACCTGCTGCCATCTCTACTCCTTAGTAACTTAGGACATTATAGTCTAAAGTGCCATAAATCGGGTTATCCAAAACCAGCGAATCTATAACGGGCTCTAGTGTCGTGAACGTGGTTTTCCAACTATTCGGGGTTATATTCATCCGTACCCCAAAAATCTGTAAAGTCTTTTCTAAAATTGATCCACCAGGCTGGGTGGTTTTAACTGTAATTGGATCAAAGAAGTCTAGGTCTAAGGCAGCTACTATGCCTGAATTGTAACTAGGTGTGTATAGGTCTAGGACTATGGCATCCACACGTATAGAGGTTTCTTGCCTAGAGGCGATATAAGCCTGAGCATAATCTAGGGCTACAGCATCTGATTCCATTAACAATTCATTTAGAAAGTAGCTGTGAAGAAAATACTTATCTATGCTGGCTTGATTTAGGGCTACCTGTGGACTACCACCAGCTCTAGTAATAGTAGCTTTATTAAATACCAATACGTCATTTAATATCCAGGTTGCATCAAAGTAAGATATACCAGATCCATCATCTGCAAAAACTGTAGGTGTGCCACCAATAGATCCAGCCGTTACGCCTCGATCTTGAAATACAAAGTTATTATCGGCATCAACATAAATAGCACCATATTCAGAATTGGCTACAGTAAATAGTGCTTGTAATGCTGTGCGGTTAGTGCCTGGATCTGCCTGTAATGTA